ACGACAGCATCAGCACCATCGTCAACGCAGATGATTTCTACGGCAACTCCAATAAAATAATCTTCAAGGCTATATCTAAGTTATGCTCTTCTGGCAAGGAGTTCTCTGAACTCGACCTTGATGAGTTCCTAAAACGTGAAGGCACGGACAAAGAAGCAGGTGGACTCAGCAATATAATGTATATACAGGGGCAAGCCAGTAGCTCCTTGCAGATAGGTAACCATGCCAAGATTATAAAAGAGAAGTCTAAGTTACGTCAGATCATTCGCACCTCTCGCATCGCCATTGAATCAGCGAAAGAAAACCAAGACCCGGACGTAATTATTGCTGACATCGAAAGGGCTGTCACTGCTACCCTAGATAATAACTCTGCTACTGACCCGTCCATCAGAGTAGCCGCTGAGTCCTTGCGTGAGGACTTCAAGAAGATGGAGGAGGGAACCTACGATACCTTCGCCCTACCAACTAGGATCAAGCAACTAGACGAGAAGCTGAGTGCGGGTGGCATAGCCAATGGAGAGGTAATGGTTGTTGCGGCTCCTACCTCCTGCGGCAAGACTTGTATCGCCCTGAACATAGCCTTACAGAACGGCGTGACCCACAGCAAGCCGGGTCTATATTTCTCCTTTGAGATGCAAGCCAAGAGTCTGGCAAAGCGCATGATACAGACCTGCTCTGCTGTAAACCTCAACCAGTTCCAAGAGGGTGTGCTATCGGAAGAGAAACAGAAGCGGGTATGGGATGCTACTGACAGGGTAGAGAATGCTCCTATATTCACAGAGCACTACGTCAGGAATGTTGATGAACTTCGTTCACGTGCTCGTATGTATAAACGCAAGCACAAGATTGAATGGATTGTGATAGACTATCTGCAACTTGTTCCTTGGAACACTAAATTAAAAAAGCATGACGGCATCGCAGAGGTCAGCCACCAGATAAAACTTATGGCTATGGAGTTAGACCTACCTGTTATACTGTTAGCACAAGTAAACAGAGAGGGAGCCAAACGCGAAACTGGTATTACACTATATGATTTAAAAGACTCTGGGGACATCGAGAACGACGCAGACATTATCCTATTGCTATGGCCTAACGGCTCAGATACAAAGGAAGCCACAGTCCACAATGATCCTGTTAACGGCACACATATCTCTATCAAATATAACATAGCAAAGCAACGTGAAGGTGAGCGTGACCAGTATGGTAAGTTTGTCTTCCAAAACCACATCGGTAGATTTAGTTAACTCTCACAATCGTAAATATGACACACGAAAACCTAACACAGAAGCAAGCCTATAACCTCTATCTAGAAGGTTTTAGTTACCATCAAATCGCTCAAGACTATGGAACAAGTGCGGAGGCTGTGCGTTCTAAGATTAGGCGATACAAGGCTACCATCCCATCGGCTCAGGGAACAGAGCGAGTCTTAGTCATAGCAGACACTCACTGCCCTGCCATGCACAGTGGCTATATAGAATTTTTACTGTCTATCTTTCACAAGCATAGATGCACAAGGGTAGTTCATATTGGTGATCTGGTAGACTGGAACGCTATCAGCTTTCACGAGAAAGACCCAACCATGCCTAGCGCAGCAGACGAGTTTGTGTCGGCAGCCAAGCAGGTTAGAGCACTACATAGGGCTTTCCCGGAGGTAGACTACCTTGTAGGTAATCACTCAGCCCTACCAGAGCGTAAGGCACAGAGTGTTGGTCTACCGCCAGAGGTAATACTCAACTTCAAAACATTATGGGGTCTTGACGGGTGGACTATACACCCTAGGTTCACAGACCTAGTAATTGATGGAGTCATATACAGGCACGGAGACAAGGAAAAGGGAGGACAGATGTCAGCACTGAAGAACGCACAAGCCCAGTTCAAGTCTCTAGTTATGGGTCATCTCCACTCGCAAGCTGGCATCAACTACCACGCCAACCAGGATGATATTGTCTTTGGTATGAATGTAGGCTGTGGGGTAGACCACCATCATCCTGCCATGAACTACGGGCGTGTTTACGCCGCCAAGCCAATCCTTGGATGCGGTGTAGTATACTCACCCAAGCTCGCTTTCTTTGAACCAATGTTTATCTAATTACTATGCCTGAAGAAACCAAAATAACCTACCAGATGTATGACCAGATGTGGTTTGATTTTTCCAACGGACTTATCACAGAGGAGGAATGGAGAAAGTTTTTCAATAAACTTCTTGATCAAATGATGAACGACGACGAGTATGAGATGGCTCGCTCTGATCCCAAACACACAAAGACATAAACATGATGTATGAACACAAACTAGAAATGGACAACTACACTGGTAGTATAACCAATGTCATTGTAGAGTTTGAGGCTGACGCACCGTCATCACGCGACCCAGAGGTTAACGGCATATATTACCTTGAGTCTGACAACCCTTTATCTAGCGATGATCTTTCATATCTGTTTGAGTGGATTGAGCAAGACTCAGGCAAGTGGCAACCAATTTCACATAATAAATAAATGCAACAAACAAAAACTCCATCCGTATACAATGTTAACTCTGAAGAAATTCTGGCAAAAGGCTTAGATGCTATGACTAAATCATGCGAAGCTCTGACTGCCCAGAACGAAAGACTAAACAAGGATATAGAAAATTTAAAAAAGAAGATTGACCTGCTTCAAGATCGTCTCTTATCTAACGCAGAAGAGCGAGAATAATTTTGTTGTTCATAATAAAAAGAGTAAGTCGTGAGTGCTCCGGAAAGGTTATTTACTGCCTATATAGGGTTGCCGTCAGCCAGCCTTCCAACCACGACGCTGACACCTTTATCGACTAAAGAAATCTCTAAAGGCTTGAATGCCAGTCATAGCCTCTTGAACCTTAGGGGTAAGAACACGCCTGTTAATCTGCTCTTGCAGATACCTAGCAGCTTCAGTCCTATCCATATCTTGGATTCTTTCAATGAAATATTGTGCTCTGCCATTTACCGACAATGACTTAACCCTTTTGTCAGCAGCCGTTATTCCTGCGGCTTCATCCTTGAGGAATGTTTCTACGCGACGCTTAACTGCTTCATTTGCTTCTGGATCGACTAGTAGGTCTTGAAGGATGCGAGATCGCTCTTGAAGACTGTCTGCGTTTTGTATCTTAGTTTTGTATCCACTAGCAATTCTACTCGCCTTTGCGCGGCTAGTGTTCTCCTGCTTTTCTATATTATCCATTAGTTGCTGATCACCAGTTCGCAACTCAAAGGTCTTTGCGTATGTCTCACCAAAGAATCTACGGGCAACTGGAACATCTGCACGAGTAATCTTTTCTCCGTTCATCATTTTTGACGTAACATTAAACAATCTTTGCACCGTTGTTCCTGGACCACCAGTGTAGTTGCGGTAAAGATAAAGTAGGTTTTCTGGAGATACCTCGTATCCCATGTCTTGAAGCTGTTCAGATAAGTTCAGAGCTAACTCGCCACCTTGGGTTCTAGCCGTCCAAGGGTGAATCTTTTCAACATCAGAGATATTTTCATTCTCCAACCAAGATGGTCGTATGTCTCTTCCTAGCCCGTCCTTGTTTCTAGATAGTTCTAGTATTGGTCTAAGCACTGTTGGGACAGGTGAACCTCCCATTGGATTGTATGAGTCAATAATATTTTTACTCATGTCCTTGGCTACGGCTGAGGCATCAATATTCTCCTCGCCTCCGAACATAATTCTTTGGGCGTAGTCAGCAGCAATCTTGAAGGGAACCATAGAGTAACCAATGGGTATAGAAATGTAATCAAGGCTACCGTCTGGCTTTGTTCCTTGAACGATTGTTAGGTGTTTATTTAATTTAAACTTAGGTATTTTTTCCCTATAATTCTCATCAATCGTTTTGTTATACCTGTCTAGGGTGTAAGCTGTTGCCGTCAATGCACCCATTACTGATGCGGCAATCTTTGGGTTCTTCATGCTACGCAGAAAGTTTTTAGCACCTTGAATGGCTGGGTTACTGAACAGATACAAAGCCCTAATAGTATCTCCCTGTGCGCCTTGTAGTCTAGGGTCAAATGAACTATTTCGTGCGGCAAAAGCTGCTTGATCCATTGTCAGTCCACTTGCTCGCCCTCTGCGATAAGTAGCAAATCTAGTAGAGTTTTCAAACAACTCGTTGATTCCATTTACTACCTTATTGAACTGTCTAGCCTTAGACTTAGTTGGTGCATTTAATTTAGAGCCAAGTTTAGCTATATTTTCTTCAACATCCTTGAGGGTAGATAATCCAAGTCCACCAGTTCTACCTCCTGCTTGAACAAATTCATCATACAACTTGTCCATCTCAGCCGCACGACCTCCGCTTGCTCTTTGTCCACGTAGGTTTCGAGCAATAGTTCCCATGTCATCACGAACGGTAGAGATTGGGTCTATTAATTTAAACGCTTGACCTAATCGCATATTATTTGAAGCATTAACAAGTGCTTCTGAACGGTCACGAATTAAGTTAGGAACCATGAACTCAGGATTGTATCTAGTGTATAGACCACCAGTAAATCTGTTGAATCCCATAGCCGCCTTGATAATTCCAGTAGCAACCTCACGATTAGTTCCCTTCATGGCTGCAGCAAGCTTTGGGTCTTTAAATTCTACGAAAAGTGGCTTACCGTTTTCAAAGACAGTAAGCACGTTCTTGTCTGCGTTTTCATAGACGGGAACTTTCTTTGATGGAACCTTCTTGCCTTGTGCGCGAAGTGCATTGGCTGTTTCAGAAGTGTCTTTAACTAGCTTTGTGCTAACAACTTTAGGTTTACGAACAACAGCAATATTGCCAGCAGTAGTAGGATTGTCCCTTACTAGTTTTACAAATGCTTGGTTAGCCTTGTTGACCTGCGCCCTACGAGTAGCACCAATAAGATTATCTACAATGTTCTGAGATATATCATTTACCTCAAGGTCGGAACCCTTTGCTCTGCGTATGCCAGATGCTAATGTCTCGTATCGACCTGCACGACCAACAACAGTAGATGCTACATCTGCTAGTTCATCAGTTTCTAATATACGATTTAGGGGAACGTAGTTAGGGAATTGCTTGCGAAGCTTGTTGGCATCACCCTTGCTAATCAGTCCACCTTCTTCAATAGTATTAAGTATTTTTTTTGAAAGGTCTTGGCGTAACTCTATAGATTCCTTTAACTCCTTGTTTAAGCCTCTAGCCTCAAAGTCTTTTATGCTTTCTTGGAACTCTTTAGTTGTTTTGCCAGCGGCTCCGTCACCACCAAACTTAGATCGGTTTGCTTTGTTGTATGCAACCCCGTGTTTAGCATATAAGTAATCATTAACAGAGCGAGACAAGATGCTTGCATCAGTGCCTAGTTCATTTGCTTTAGATACGAGGAACGCACCATCAATATCAATGAGTTTTTCTAATTCTTCGTTCTTATTAGCTATTTTTTCTTCGGATAGTCTACGTTGCAGATAGAAGTCACTTTCGTCAGACTTAACTTTTAGTGGACCAGCATCTTTTATCTGACCACCAGCAACTTCGCTTTGTAAAACCCTAGCCCTTATCAAGTCATCACTATATGCTTCGCTGATGCCTAGTTTTATATCACGGAAGTTTTTTGGAAGCATCTCGGCGTATTCCTTACCTGTGCGCTCTACGCCATCAACTAGTATCTTAGCATCTGGATCACCAATCTTAAATGCCTCACTAAGACGGCGTGTAGGCATACCGGCAAACTTACTGTAAGCCTTACTAAAGGCTTCACCACTGACTCCTAGACCTGCACCTAGGGCTGCTCCTGTTAGACCCGCTGAGGCTAACTCCTGCATCGAGGGTAACTCTCCTTCGTCAATGGCTGTCTCTGCAACTCTAGCTCCAGCAGAGATACCTGCACCTGCCGCAGCCTGTCTTCCTATCGCACTAACACCAAACTTGGCTCCCTTGGCTCCAGGTATTAAATTGATAAACGCGTCAGCAACAACCTGACCCTCACTAATTTCACCATCTGGATCAAGTATGCGCTGACGAGCTATTGATCCAGCGGCTCCAGCCCCTAGTCCACCAAGAATAAAACCTGTTGCTGCTCCTATTGCAATTCCTTTGGGACCAAGAAATGCTCCGTATTTAGCACCAAGCGCGGCTCCAGCAGTGGCACTGGCTAACCTACCTGCTTCAGATATTGCTATGTCTGAACCAAAGGCAGCAACGTAATCAGCAGCACCGGGATCATCTGAGTCAAGGACTGACAGATCAACCTCTGGTTGTGTATCTAAGACTGATAGGTCTACGGATGATTCTGGCTCATCAAGCACTGATAAATCAACAGCCATTACAGCTTACCTTCTTTTTCCATTGCTTCTATGACCTCGGCCCTAGTGCTGTTGGGGTTGGCGGCAAGCACCTTTTGTATATCTGCTTCTTGTTTAGGCGTAAATCCACTATCTGTTGCAACCTGTGGTGCATCTGTAGCATCAACTGTAGGTGTATCTCCCGCTGAAGCACCTGTTACAATATTTATAAACTCATTATCAGTGGTTTGACCCTTTGGTTTTTCACGACCTATGTAAAGGTCTCTTGCATTTTTAGTAGCAATGTCGTATTCTTCTTGAGTCAAACGACCTGAGTCTAAATCAGACTGCAAGTTTTCTAGGGTTTTTTGAAGACCAGTTTTGCTTGGAGTGTCTTTGGGAATGCGTTGGAAGTAACCAGGCGAAAGTTCCATAGCCCTTTCTCCACCAACATCAATCAGGCGTGGTTTAAAGTCTGCCTTCGTTTCACTCCTAGCTATTTCTGCTTCTCTGGCACTGATACGACTTTCAATCTCACGCTTTTCTAAATCCGTGAGTTCTCGCTCTGGCTCAAATTGACCTAAGCCCAACCTTGATTGTATTTGTAAGGCTCTTGCCCTTTCACCTTCAGTTGCACCCCTAGCCATACCTTGAGCCAAATCCCTAGCGTCTGCTTGACTTATTCCTCCCCTGCGATCTCTGTCTCTCCTAACTTCATTAAAGTCTGGTCGAGCAGCAAGTCTAGCCTCACGAGCCGCGCTGTCACCAGCAAAGCTTCCAGTCCCGCCAGACCTTATTTGTCTAGCTATACTTTCTCGTTCAAAGTCAGATAATGCACTAGCAGAAGGCTGTGCAGGAGCAGGGGTTAGATTAACAGGTTGTTGTGTTCCCGGTGCTCTTACTTCATTGCCTTGAGCATCATACCCCAGAAGTTCACCTGGTCTAAATATACCTTGTTCTCTGTCCTCTATTCCGTCCCTGTTTCCGTCCCTAAACTCCGCTGTCTGTCCGCCAGTTCTAACTACTTGAGACATTATTTCATCAGGAACTTTTGCAGGGCCGGCTTGACCGCTAGGTGCTTGAGGTGCAAAATTATTTACAACGGCAGGAACAGGAGTTGGAATCATACGACCCTGTGGGTCCGTGCGTAGTCCAGACACACCCGGAGTGCCAGCAGGAGCATTTAAGTATTCGTTAAGTGTCATACCTCCAAGTCGAGCGCGTGTTTCTTCTGGACCCATTGGTCCC